CCGTTGCTTCGTGTCAGGCCGTAAGCTATACGTTGACTATGAAGCGTACCAGGTAGGATGCGAAGTGGTAGACACGCCGGCGCTATTTTTGACCGTCCCCGACTCAGAGAAGTGGCCAATGACCGCCGACAGCGCGAGGCCCGAGACAATCAGCCATATGCGAAAGCACGGTTTCCCGAAAGTATATCCGACCGTAAAGGGCAAGGGAAGCGTAGAGGATGGGATAGAGTTCTTGAAGTCATATCAGATCATCGTGCATCCCCGTTGTAAACATCTCACCGATGAGCTATCATTGTACAAGTACAAAGAGGACGCCTTGACCGGGCGAATATTGCCGATCCTGGAAGATAAAGACAATCATTGCATCGATGCGCTACGATATGCCCTAGAGGGCGCAAGGCGGGCGGCAAAGGCCACGAAGCCCATAGTCAACGCGGCGCCATTGCCGATTGTGAATAGGTGGTAGCATGGACAAGTCAATATACAAGGGGGCCGCGTGTGCCTAGTATAACCAAAGAAGAGCGGCTTAACCGCGTACATGCCCGCGCCCTGGCCGAGTTCGACCGCATCCAGACGGCGCTACGTGACGAGCGCTTGCAATGCCTTCAAGACCGGCGCTTTTACTCGATAGCCGGCGCCCAGTGGGAAGGCCCGCTCGGCGAACAGTTCGAGAATAAACCCAAGTTCGAAGTTAACAAGGTTCATCTTGCCGTCATCCGCATCATCAACGAGTACCGGAATAACCGCATAACCGTTGACTTCGTAGCCAAAGACGGCAACAACGATGACAAATTGTCCGACGCTTGTAATGGCCTGTTTAGGGCCGACGAGCATGACAGCGGAGCCGAGGAAGCCTATGATAATGCCTTCGAGGAAGCCGTTGGCGGTGGATTCGGAGCTCTCAGGCTTCGTACCTGCTACGAGGACGACGAGGACCCGGACGACGAGCGCCAGCGGATCAAAATAGAGCCAATCTACGACGCGGATACGTCCGTATTCTTTGACCTAAACGCCAAGCGCCAGGACAAGGCGGACGCAAAATGTTGCTTTGTAGTCTACTCGATGACCCGCGAGGCATTCGAGGAAGCCTACGACGAGGATCTTGCGTCCTGGCCGAAGGACATAAGCCAGCATGAATTCGACTGGTTGACCCCCGACGTGGTATTCGTGGCCGAGTATTACGAGATGGACGACGAGACGGATTACTCCGTCACGTTCGTAGGCCCGACGATGGATGAAGTAAAACACCGCCAGTCCGAGCTAGACGGCGACGAGGATCTAGTGTCCGAGCTTGACGCGACCGGATACCGCGAAGTCCGCCGAAAGAAACTGACCGTCAAGAAGGTTCACAAGTATATTCTATCCGGTAATCGTATCCTCGAAGATTGCGGCTTGATCGCAGGCAAGTGCATCCCCGTCGTTCCCAACTACGGCAAGCGTTGGTTCGTAGACAATATTGAGCGTTGCATGGGGCATGTCCGGCTTGCCAAGGATGCGCAACGCTTGAAGAATATGCAGCTATCAAAGCTCGGGGAACTATCCGCGCTGTCGAGCACGCAGAAACCGATATTCACGCCTGAACAGATGGGCGGACACGCGGTAATGTGGAGCGAGGACAACCTTAAGAATTACCCGTATCTGCTCGTCAATCCGATAACCGGAGCCGATGGCAACCCGATGCCAGCCGGCCCGCTCGCCTATACCCAGCCTCCGCAGATACCGCCAGCCATGGCCGCCTTGCTCCAGCTTACCGAACAGGACATGCAGTCGATCCTAGGCAACCAGGGCGAAGCGGATAAGATGGTGTCGAATATCTCCGGTAAAGCCGTCGAGATGATTCAGACCCGCATGGACATGCAGACGTTTATCTATGTCTCGAACTTTGCGAAAGCGATCCGGCGCGTAGGCGAAATATGGCTATCCATGGCGAAAGACGTCTATGTTGAGTCGGGCCGGTCGATGAAAACCATATCCAATTCCGACGACAATGGGAAAATTGAGCTTATGCGCCCGAATCAGGACGAGGCTACAGGAGGGATCGTATACGAGAACGACCTAAGCCGCGCCACCTTCGACGTTGCCGTGGACGTTGGCCCGTCAAGCGCATCAAGGCGAGAAGCTACCGTCCGAAACCTAACGGGGATGATGCAAGTATCGGCCAGCGACCCCGAAACTATGCAGGTACTCCAGTCCATGGCGATTATGAACATGGAGGGCGAAGGCGTCCAGGACGTGCGCGATTATTTCCGCCAGAAGCTCGTCAAGATGGGCGCCTTGAAGCCGACCGAAGAGGAAGCAAAGGCCATGGCCGCCGCGTCACAGGAAAAAAGCCCGCAAGATCAAGCGCTCGAAGCGATGGCCGAGGAAGCGCAGGCTAAGGCGACGAAGGCGCGCACCGAAGTGCTCGAAACCGTAGCGAACGTGGAACTAAAAAAAGCCCAGGTAGCCGAAACCGAAGCAAGCACGAAGCTCAAAGAGGCGCAAGCAGTGGCAGCGCTCGGGAAGACAGACACCGATTCTATGCGCGTGGCCATCGACATGCAGGAAAAGCTCAACGGGATGGAGCAACGCATGGCCGCTACTCCCGCCGCTCCGCCCCAGCAACCGATAACCGTGCATATCCACAACGACGGTGAACAGACGACGCGCATCCACAAAATACAGCGCGGGCCGGATGGTGAAATGCTTGCCGCCGAAATCGTGAAGGGCGGACGGAAGGCCGAGGAGGACGACGATGCACGAGATTAAAGTATCGACGCAAGCCGCCAGCCTCAAGGCAGACGCCTACGGTACGGCGCTCAATGCGGGCCTTATCCGCATCTATCAGGGAGCGAAGCCCGCAACGGCGAACGCGGCACTAGGGGGGGCTTTACTTCTCGGGGAATTGACCTTCGCTAATCCAGCCTTCGGGGCGGCAGTCGCGGGGCTTATCACCGCCAACGCGATAACGAAAGACGCAAGCGCTGACAATACCGGCACGGCCCAATTCTATCGCCTGTTTCA